GAGCATTATGTACGAAAATGCAATGCGGATCGGCGGGAACAGCAAGCGCCTCGCCTTCACCACCTCGCCCGTGAAGCAATGTTCGTTGATAAGGGGGCTTACATGATAATTCAACCAGGCGGCACCAGCGTTGGTGGGAGCGTGTCCGCTAGTACGTCTTCAAGTGAGAGGCCCATCCCTCCACTGTCAAACGGGGCCAATCCCAAGTGGGTCCATATCTGTGTCCTCGGCAGCAACTTAACCGCAGTCTTTGTTTTTGGGCAGACTGGTATTGCGGCGGCGAATTCGACCAACGGCATCGGTGTTGTATCCAATGGGACCGACGTGATTATCAACGTCGCCGGAAACACGCATTACCGTGTTTTTGGCCATACAACTTCCCTCTCTTACTCCATGACTCCACTCGCTGGGGTGTTTCCGGGTGGCTGATTTGATCCGAGGCCGATGGGCCAATGTTACTGGCATGAGCCACTTCAACGTCATCGGCCTAGCGACTGATGGATCTGTTTTCTGCATCACCCCGCTGGATTCATAATGGCAGAGAAGCAGACGATTTCTCTATTTTGCCGCTGGAGAACTGATGTCTGACTCACCACTCTCTGATGCAATGAAACGCTTCTCTGCTGCGACAACGATGATTCGCGGGGACCTGGGGTATGGCAAGAAAGCCAGACCCGAGAAGGGTGCTCTTGCGCGGATGTCACAGTTTGGACCGATCGATACTCATTTCTATGATGATGCGACCGGCGAGACCACGATCAAGACCGTGCATTACATCAAGCCGATACTCGATCAGAACAGGGCGGATCGCTTGTCAGGTCGCGATGGCTACTCGCCCTCTCGAGAACTGCGTCATGTGGCGCGCATCCCAGAGGGCGTGGTCGCTCAGTTCTACGCACAGGGAATAAACCTGTTGCAAGAAGAGGGGTGGGAGTACGTTAAGGCGCTACTCGATACGAATGAGTATTCAGAGTTGCGCACGGTTGAGGGGAAGCTTGGTGGCAAGCCGATCAGGACTCACTTCATTCAAGCGTCTTCCAATTCCGGGGAGACAGACTAATGCCGTTCACCGGATGGACAGACCTGAAGGCATCGGTTGCCGATTGGCTCGCGCGTGATGATCTCGACTCGCAGGTTGAGGATTTCATCTGGCTGGCCGAGTGTGATATCCAGCGGGCCGTTAAGTTTCGGCTTGCAGACAAGATCCAGACGGCGAAGTCAGTACCCAACCAGGACTACATCGAGTTGCCGGAAGACTATTCAGAGGGTGGGTTCCTGCGCTGGACGGGTAGCACCACGATGCCGAGCCTCGAGGTCGCATCTTACGATGTCACCGCTCGCCATCAAGCCACTCCGACGAGTAACGCGTCCACTGGTGGTAACGCGATCGTTGGAACGCTGCATGGGAATCGTCTGTATATCGGCCAGGGCCCAGGCGAGATCACCTACGAGTTGTATTACAAGTCAGGCGTGCAGCACTTGGGGGCGAAGAACAACTCGAACTACATCTTGAAAGAATATCCAGACTGCCTTCTCTTTGGCGCCCTAGTGGTGGCTTCTCCGTATCTCGGGGCCGACGAGAGAATCCAGACCTGGGCGACGATGTATATGAACGCAAAAGAAGAGACGAGGATGGCAGAGTGGCGAGCCCGATCCGGGCACGGAGTTTTGCGAATGCGACCTGACGTATCTTTGTACTAGGAGTGATGACTTGCAACCAGTTCGAGTGCCGTTCGGTGATTACAAACCGGATCTCGCCAAGTTGGTGAACGATGGCCTTGCTGTAGCCAATAACACCGTACCCATAACTGGCGGCTATACCGGAATCAACGCTCTCTCGAACGTAACCGCGTTCACGGCAATCGCCGAACGTCCACGAGGCGCCATTGCAGGGATCGACGCTAAGGGGAATCCGTTTAATTTTGTCGGTACCGAGACTAAGCTTTACTCGTTGCGCACCGAGACCATAGACGCAACACGCTTGGTTGGCGGAGACTATGGCTGTAGCAATGAGAACTTCTGGGAGTTCGCGGCATTCGATAACTTTGTGATGGCAGTGAACGCGGGAGATGCGCCTCAGTATTTCATTATCAATAGTTCCGACAACTTCTTGAAGCTTGGCAACCCGGACTTGACAAAAACGGTGGCTCCATATGGATCATCGCACATCGGCATCATCGACCGTTTTGTCGTGATGGGCAACACATCGAACGATCCCGGCGAGATCCATTGGTCTGCGCTAAATGATCCATTCAACTGGCCGGACCCAGGTAGTGCTGTTGCCGGTGCCGTGCAGTCGGATCGGCAGGCATTGTCCGGTGACGGCGGGGCTGTTCAGCGCGTGGTGAGTGGCGCCGAGGTCGGAGTGATCTTCCAAGAACGTGCCGTTTGGAGGGCAGACTATCGTGGTGGAGATGTCATTTTTGAGCTTAACCGCGTGGAGCCAAACCGCGGCCTACTCATCCCGGCGATTGCTATTCCATTCGGTCGAAATGTCTTCTATCTCTCGGAGGATGGGTTCTATCTTTTCAACTATACGGAGAGCATTCCAATCGGTCGAGATATTATTGACGCCACGTTTATGGCCGATGTCGATACTTCGCTTTTTGATCGAGTGTCTGCTGTTTCTGATCCTGACAGTCAGCGTATTTGGATTCTTTATCCTGGTGCTGGTCATGCTGCCTCCGGTACGCCGAACAAATACCTTTGCTACGACTGGGGACTGAACCGCTGGAGTCACGGAGAGATCACCGCAGAGTGGTTGACCCAGACCGTTCAGGCAGGCGTGCATCTGGATACGGCTGGAAGCATCGGCGATCCGAACTCGATAAGTGACGATCCAGCATTCCCCGATGGTGGTGTGGACAGCGGTGGACTCGGTTCGTTCGACGAACGACAGGTGCCTTCAGGTTCCTTGAGGTTAGGTGCCTACTCCGCTACTCCATTCCGACTCCAAGACTTCACCGGCACTGGACTCGCGGCAACACTCCAGACTGGTAGACGCGAACTTATCCCAGGCTCGAGGTCACTTGCGAGCAGAGTCAGGATCATGATTGATGGAGTGAATCCCACGCTTGAGGTGGCTGGGCTTCGTCGTGTTAATGCTACGACACGCTTTGGGCCGTCAACTCGCATCGACGAGGATGGTGACGCGCCGTGCAGAAAGGATGGCCGGTATCACGTCTTCAAAGTCAAGGTAGGGTCTGGTTTTAGCGATGCGCTTTACATGGACGTGCTCTGTCAGAGAAGCGGGTTTAGGTAATGCCACATAACATTCTGAAAAATAAACCAAGCGTTCCTGAATTTTGGGCCAATCCCAGGGAACATGCGCGTAAGACTGCGCAGATTGTAAACCAGTTGCAGAATGGTCAGGGGAACAACTCTTACAAGATCAACTTGGAAGATAATGCAACGAGCACAGAGATCATGTGGAATCATGCGCGCGAAGGGATGGTCGTTCTCTTCGCAGCGCAGGACGCGGTAACGGCTGCTGAGATTTCAAACGGCACGCTTTATGCGGTCGTGACCAACGGGAAGATCACAATCAATCATGCCTCAAGCGTTGGAGACAAATTTCTCGCAGTCGCCATATTGGGTTGATTGCATGATGGTGCCGGTCAGCGACATCGACAAGATGTGGCCCCTGGTGCTGCCGTTTCTGTTGCCTGCATTTGAGACGACGAACAAGTTGGACACGGAGGATGCGAAGGTTCTGTGCGAGGATGGCATGGCGCAACTGTGGATCATCTGGGCGCCGGAGAGATACGCGGTAGATGGGGGGATTGGCGTGCTGATGGGCGCGTCTATTACGTCTATTGATTGCTATTCTAATGGTTACAGGATTTTGAGCTTTCTCGTTATGGGCGGAACTGACACAGAGTATTGGGCGAGCAGCGCGATCGAGAAAGTAGAAGAATTCGCAAGGGCAGAAGAATGCCGCGCCGTTGAGTTCAAAGGTAGGAAAGGCTGGGGCAGAGTGTTTCCCCAGTACAAGCCGACAGCGTGGGTCTACACCAAGGAGTTGTAGTATGGGTGGCGGAAAATCAAAGAGCAAGTCTGCGGCTACCTCGAGTACGAGTGTGTGGGAAGCGCAGGGCGATCACTTTCGTAACTTGTATGGCCGCGCGCAAAATCTTTTGGAGCAAGGTAACTATCAGTACGGTCAGGGACGTGTTTCAGGATTCGATCCCGCACTTCAGCAGGCGTATGGTGCGTCCGCTGGTCAGTTTGCTCAGGGTCAACAGAATATCGGCGCCGCCAGTCAAATGACAAATGCGACGTTGCGTGGTGACTATCTCGGGCCGGAGAGCAATCCATGGCTTCAGCGCACCGCAGATATTGGAACTCGGAATATCACTCGAGGGTTCTACAACGCCACCAATGCTCTTGGCAGCAGGATGGCATCAGCGGGCCGCACTGGTAGTGGTGCCCATGCTTACGGCTCTCAGATACAGCAAGAGAACTTGGCGACAGGTCTTGGCGACTTCAGCGCGCGTCTATACGGTGGAAACTACGAGGCCGAGCGTAACCGGCAGATGGGCGCAGCAGGTCAGGCGGCGGCAAACACCCAGGCTGGCTGGCAGAATGTTGGCGGTTTGGGACAGGCAGGCGAAAGGATGCAGGCTCAGCGGCAGGCAGAGTTGAGTGACATGGTGGAGCGATTCAACTTCGAGCAATACGGTACAGCGCAGAAGCTCTCTGAGTTCTCGCAAATGATCGGAGCACCGATCATGACGCAGGAGTCATCGTCGAAGTCCAAGAGCAAGGAAGGCCATGGAGGCATTCTTTCATCATGATTCCATTCTTCTGGCTTTTGGCGCAGGCTGCCATGTCCGCCGCATCGGCAGTGGGTGGCGCAATTGCTTCTGGTACTTCAGCACTTGGTGGCGCACTTGCTTCTGGTACTTCAGCACTTGGTGGCGCACTTGGTGGTGGCGCACTTGGGTCTGCTGGTGCTAAAGCAGTGATGGGTACTGGTGGTCTCGGAAAGCTCAACGCGATTTCCGCAGCGGGGCAAAAAATCATTGGCGGGCTCGGATCGGTGAAGGGTGTTACCGATGTGGCGGGTGGTGCAATCTCGAGTGTTCCAGAAGCCGTTAACGCAGGTTCATCGGCAGTTGGTGCTCTCGATACGTTGAAGCAGGGGGCTGGTGAGCTTCTTGGTGATGGTGGTGGTCTTGCTGGCACGGAACTTAACGCGGTGAACAAGGAAGCCGCGAGGATCGGGACTGACATTAAGTATGGCGCGATGAAGGCGCAACCTGGATTTCAACTCGATCCACCGGGTCAGAATGGATTGCAGTTTGACTCGCAACAGGGCCCGGATATGGGATGGGAGAAGTGGCGTGACAGCCGCCCGCAGAAGGGTCTCGGCGAGAAAATGGGACGCTCGTTTGGTGAACTTCAGAGGTTAAAGGGAAACCCGATTGGCGCACTCAATACCATGGGCAACATGAAAGAAATTTGGAGTAATAAACCAGCCCCAGACTACTTGCCGCCTGGAGCAAGGGGTGCATTGGATAATACGTCTTCGCCACCACCAAGCTTTCTCGGTGGTATGTTTAGGGCGGCCACAGAAGAAAACCTTAGTGGTTACTTCGATCACATGGCAGAAGGAAAACTCTCTCGCAGAAAAGAGGTTCTGCGTGACTACTACAAGTCAGTGTTGCAGAACGGGGCATAGATATGGCGACGAGCGGAGCAAGCTTTCTCAGGAGCGCAGGGTTGGAGGTTGAGAGGGCTAGTGCCTTGGCGCAGATGGAAGACGCGGATCGCAAGCGTCGAATCTTTAACTTCCCGAAAGATGGCATCGAGCAACAGTCCGACATTGACGTGGACTACTGGACTCAAGACCTGCCGGAACCATCGAAGTCTAAGGCTTTGCTACATGCTGCGTTTGGGCTCATGCGAAAAGATGTGATGGGTTCGTGGAGCAAGAGTATCTCGTCGGATATCGCTGATTCTGAGAAAGACGTTTTCCAAGAATTTATGCGGTCTCGGATCGACGACCCCAGCGGTCATCGCTCTGAGCGCGAGGCAATGCAGGAGCACTACATCACAAAGATGCTCGGCTTCAATAGCACCCGACCAAGCGCGCATCAGGTGACGCGATACACCCAGACCGGACCCGGCAAGGACGGCAGGATACGAAAGCGTGACGTGACCAGTCGCGGCGGCGAGAACCAGTACGGTGATTGGTACGACACAACGCCAGAGTTCTCTGCGGCGGCGAAGCTCAAGGGTGAAGATGCACTCGTTCAGCGGCGCATGGTTAGCGAGTACATGGAGCGACCTGAGTATTTCGAGGACCTTTGGAAGTCGGCCCTAAAGACCAACTCGTTCGAGGAGATTGCGACTGGCACCAGCGGGATCAACTCGATCGCTGGTCGTGAGCTTCGCAAGATGCTCGACTCTCTCAATGCGATCCCGCAGGACCCGCGCAGTGGTGCGATGGGCTGGGGAGATCACGTCGATGACATGATGCTGATGCGCAATGCGATCATGGACGCGAGACCGGGCGGTAGCAGGGTGGCGGACGACGTAGGCATCGACACTGGGTACTCTTCGCAGGAAACGCCGGAGACACTCGATGCGATCGAGAGGGCGGCGCGCGGCGATGTCGGCTTGACGACAACACAACCCACTGCGGCGCCTGTCATGACAAACGCACAGAGAACGGTGCAGAACAGGGACGCGGGTTACGGTGCGATCCCAGCGGCATACGATGCACTCACTCGAGCCGGCATCTACGGGCTTGACTGGGCTGGCGACATGGCAATGCAGCCGATCAGGACTCTCACTAGAAGCGTGAGAGAGGGTAGCGCCAAGATGAGAACTCAAGAGTGGAAGGATCGGCAGCCGAGCTTCGGCAGTAGCACCAGTCCGGCGTTTAGGCGGGAAAGCCTGGAGAAGTATGGGCCTCCAGAGGATCGTCCGGCGGCTGCATTCCTTAGCGGCGTGGGTGAATACTCGATGGACTTTATGTTTGGCGGAAACCGCGGCAGCGCGAAAATTCCGCAGAACGTGACAGCACCGTCACACATAGACTTTAGCGTGATCGATGCGGCCCTGATGCAGAAGTTTGGTGCAATGAAGGTAGCGATGATGTCTTCAAGTGAGAAGCAGCAGGCTTACGAAGAGATGAACAACAAATGACCAGCATGAAAGCGGCAGGCTTTCTGACGTCGATGCAGAAAAATCCTTACGAAACCATAAAGGAACGTATGCGTCAGAACCCAGACGTGAACGAGGGTGCGCTTAGTCGCATGGAACAGTGGTTGCCGAACATGATGGCTGCTGAAGATAAGTACGGATTGAAACGGGGCATACTGTCTTCGATCGGATGGAAGGAGTCGAGATTCAAGCCATCTGTCATCACCGGGCCTGCGAATAAGTGGGGTGCGCAGGGTCTCATGCAGATCGTTGGTTCACAACACCCTAACGTCGATCCAACCGATCCGAATGCGTCAATCGACTACGCAGGTTCTTTTTTCAAGAAGTTGCTAGGTCAGTTCGGTGGAAATTACGAAGACGCAGCCGGAGCGTACAACGCTGGTGCTAGGGCTCTTAGGGAGATGAAGGCTGGAACGCGCGCATGGTCAGGTGAGGCGCAGGATTACATGGCAACCGTACCATCAATGACGAGACCGAGCACTAAGGAAATTGCAAACTACATGATGAAGGGTGACGAAGATAACATCAGACTCAATGGCAAGAAAACAGTCGCTACTGGCTTTCTTACCAACATCACGAGCATGAAGATGCCGAGTCTCTCCGAGATGTTCGGCGACAAAAGCGAATAGGGCTTCATGAATGGCGAGCGAGCTTTTCGACGATAGTGATTTCATAGGTCTCTCAGAAGAAGAGCAAATCGACAAGTTGCGGGCTCAACAGCCTTCGTTCGACAAGTATTACCAAGCCGACGAAGAGGGCGCAGTCAAGATGCTGCGCGAGAGGTTGGGCAGCGGTGTAGAGAACCAGTCTGTCGTTGGTCGAGTGATTCGACAGTTCGGATCTGGCGTAGGCGAAGCCTTCACCGATGTCGCGAAACTCCCCTTCGATGCCGCAGAGTGGGTGGCATCGAAGGCCGGCAGCGATTGGTCTACCAGCGTTGACGATTCGATCGAGGAATACCAGCGCGAGAAGTTCCCCGATCCCACTACACCCGAGGGCAAGGTCGCCAGGTCGATTGGTTACTGGGGCGCGGTTGGTCTTCAGACCTACGCGACTGGCGGTGTGCTTGGTTACCTCAGTCGCTTCCCGGTGAAGGGTGCCAAGGGTCTCGGTAAGGCTGGGCGTTTCATCTCTGGCGGGGCGAAGGTCGAACTCGGGGCAGGAGTTGCCGGTGGCGCCGCGGAGGGCTCTGTCGATGCTTACATGGACGATGACAACCCGGCGAAGCCATGGCTGATGATCGGGGCAGGAATCCTTGCGGGTGGTGGTGCTGGTGTTGCGATTGCAGCCAGGGGGGCAGCGAAGAGATCGAGGACAAGGGCAGCGGAGATTGGAGAGCAGCCGACTTCTCCGGGTGGAGATGGGCCAACTCCGCTGCCTGTCTCGAGCGCCGAGTCGAAGAAAATGAACAAGGTGGTGGGTCGCATCGAGCGCGAGATCATTCCGAGCTCCGAGCGCCCCGTGGGCTTCTCCGTCCAGACCTCGGATGGGTATCGCTTCCACAAGACCGGCAAAGACGAGTGGCGGGACAGTCTGGACAAAGATGCTTTCGACATGGAGTTCGACGATGCCGGTATCGATAAGTTGTTCTCGAACGAACGAGCCTATTTCAAATCCGACGAGTGGCAGGCATTCAAGAAAGAGTTTCCATGGTTGGACCAACCCAGCGCCCTGAGTGGGTACGAGGCTGCCTTGCGTCTGCAACGGGCTCTTCGAGATGGGGATCTCGCCGCTGCTCGAGAGGCCAAGGAAGCATTGCGCGTCATCGACGCCCAGGCACCTCGACCTGGAATGCCGAAGGGTCCGACGATCCTCGACTCTGCTGATGAGTATGCGCTGGGCAAGGCTGGCGAGAAGGGTGATCCGTTCACTACGCGGGTGTTCAGAGGATCGGGGGATGAGGCCGAGGATCTCGCCGAGAATCTCTACAAGGGTGATGCTCGCCTGGGTGATCGCGGCACGTACTACACGACCAGCCGGCGCGTGGCAGACGTATTCGCAGAGCATCGGCCTGGAAAGGGCTCGGTCGAAGAGGTCAGTGTCACAGTCAACAAGCCCTTCACCGAAGACAAGATCGCTTACACGCTCGGCTCTGGTGATCCCGGCAACAAGGACTGGTTGACAGACGCGCCACTGGACTCACCTGAATACCAGAAGTTCTTCAAACTCCTCGAGCGCGAGGGGCTCGCACCCGTAGGCGCCGGCAAGAGCGAATACATGCGTGCCGATGCCACGGGACCAACCAGCGCGTTCACGCAGTTCGCGAAGAGGTTGGGGGCAAAGCGCGGTCGGAAGGGTGGGTTCTGGAACGGTTCCGAGGACATGCGCGAACTGGTCGAAGAGGCGGGGTTCGACAGCATCGTGGGTCGGGTGGTTGACGATCCGCACATGGGAAGCTTCGACGAACTGATGGTCTTCAAGAAGGGGCTTCAGGACGGGCCACCTTCCGCCAACTCGGTGAGGCTCGACGCAGCCGATCAAGCCACCGCAGACGAGTTGAAGGAGATTCTCGGCCAGGACGCTTTGGGCCGGAATATGTCGTATCTGGATCTCGACGTGGCCCAGAAGACATCCGCCCAGGCGGCGATGCGTGGCTGGGTCAACGATGTGATGGTGGTGCTCAAGCCCCAGCGTATCGACCAGATTGCAGACGGCATCGCCGAGGTGATGAATCGCACTGGCCGCACCTACGATCCGAGCTCCGGCACAATGACCCAGCATCTCATGGAAACCATTGCCTCGGGTGATATCACCGTTCACGAGGCAAACAAGATCCTTCGTGGCTTCGATACCAGCATCGAGCAGATCGCAGATATCCAGTATCCGTTTCAGGACAGCGCGAGTACAGCGGCTTCGATCATGGGACATCTCTCCGGCGCGGCGCGCAGAGTCAAGCGGGATCTCCTCGAGAAGATGAGCCCTGAGCAGGTCGCCTTGCTGAAGGAACTCGACCCAGGCATCCAGGGCATGAGCATATGGAAGCGTCTCGAGAACGTCAGGCGTGGCCTGCTCGTCACCCAGATCGCCACTGCCATGCGCAACATGGGCACCCAGGTCGCCAACATCGGCATCCACGCGCTCGAGGACACGATGGAGAAGGCCGTCATGACGGTCGTTGGGAAGACCGGGAAGCGCGGGCAGGCGATTGAGAACATGAATCCGGTTAACGCCACTGGCACGATTCTGCGGATCGGCGGGATGTTGCTCCCAGGCAAGAGCAAGACTTTCCAGCAGGTCAAGGAGTTGGGGGAGTTCTTTAACAAGTCCGATCTGAAAAAGAACCGGAGACTTCTCGATCCTCTCACCGCGAGTTGGTCCTCGGACATCATGATCGCCCCAACCAAAGACAAACTGGGCTTCCTCGAGAAGCTCACGCTCTGGGCAAACTCGGCCAATCGGTTGCAGGAATTTGGTATTCGGCGCGCGGTCTTTACAGCAGAACTAGACCGGGTGTTGAGCCAGAGAGGTCAGTCCCTCGGGCGCCTGATCGACGAGGGCAAGCTTGGCAGTCTGAACAACGATGACGTGAAGGCCGCAGTTGCCAAGGCCCTCGAGACCACCTGGGGCGAAGAGTTCCTGTCCAATATGGACGGGGTGAGGGGCATGGCTGGGTCTATGATCGAAGCAATCAACAAGATCGGCATCGGACCCCTGCGCATGACTCAGGTGATCCCGTTTCCGCGCTTCATGGCGAACTCGATCAAGTGGCAGTACCAGCACTCACCGCTCCCGATGGTCAAATTACTGTTCTCTCCAGACGAATGGAAACGGGTGGCCGCAGGCGACATCAAGCCGATCATCAAGTCCACCACGGGCACCGGGATGTTTATGTCCGCGTTGCAACTGAGGAATTCGGAATACGCCGGAGAGAGGTGGTATGAGATTCGCCCTAGTGATGATATCAACCGCTTCCTGCAAGAGCCGCCTGGGACAACCTACGACGTCCGCGCTTACAACCCATTCGCTTCTTTCCTTTTCGCCGCCGAATTGGTGCGTCGAGCAGCCGATGGAAGCGTCCCTGCCATGAGCACTCGCGACATCGCGATGGGCTTCATGTCCACCAATCTCCGGGCTGGTGCCGGGATGTACGTGCTCGACCAGTTCCTTGACTCCATGGGCGAGGCTGCGGCGGGAATCTCGAACCCGGAAGGTTCATTTCTCCAGGCCATCGCATCCGAGGGTGTTCAGGTGGGCGGCGAGTACCTCGGTGCAGCGTGGTCGGGTATGTTGGTCCCGTTCCAGCAACTCAAGGACGTCGCGAGAAGCTTCCAAGAGGGTGGGTTCCTTTCAGATGTTACAGGGATGACCATGGCTGGGGACGACTCGATGGTGCGCGACACCAGCGAGGCACCCTTCGCTGGGCAGATGGCCCGGAAACTTCCTGGCGCAGACCAGAATCTTCCTGGCGTCGAACTCCCCACTCGAGAGGCACCGCCGAGAACCGCAGGACCACTCAAGCGGCAGTTCCTCGGCATCACTGCTCGAGGTCCCAAAAATCCGGTGGAGAAAGAACTCGATCGGTTGGGTTTCGGGCGCGGCAACATCCTGCCCAGCCAGGGTGACGACAAGTGGAATACTCTGCGGGCGAAGCACATGGGCCCGCTGGTCGAAAAGTACCTGCCTGACCTTGTGAACAGCGATCATTACCAGCAGTCTAATGACGAACAGAAGTTTATTTATCTTGAGGAAGGCATCGCTCGGGCTCGCAGGTTTGCAACACAGATGGCAGCAGCAGAGAACCCTGAGCTTGCCCAAAAAGTGCGGCTCGGCTCCCGCAAGAAGAGTCTGCGCAGACGAGATGCCAAAAGGCAAAGAGACCTCGTTGCACGACGCGCGGAAATGGAAGTGCTTAGAACAGCGAGGACTAACTAATGGCCCAAACATGGCATTTGAAAGACTGGTTTCCTGACGCCGACCTGAACAACGAGGTATCTCCCCGAGGTGCCAAAGAGAAGATGGATCGCGATCAGGTAAATGACGTGATGCGGGAAATGATGGGGGCGGTAAATGCCGATTGGCTCGGCCACTCCGCTGCCGGCGGTGCATGGCGCGATCCCAACCAAGGCGCGGCAGTCTCCAAGGGCGGAACCAATCAGGTCGTAATCGCTGGCATCGACGTGCGTGCGTATTTCCCTCTCAACCGGAAGGTTAGAGTTCAGCACGCCACCGGCCTGGATGTATACGGATTCGTGTCCGTGTTGGCATTCTCGACCAATACCACCGTGACCATCGAAAACCTAGACGACGCTGATACGGTGGGAGCCACCGCAAACGCAATCCAGTTCTCGTCTCTCTTCGGGAGTTCGGCAGACAACCAAGTCGGTCGCTCCGCATACAAAGACACCTTGGACTTCGTTGTCCCCGATGGTAATACAGACGTTGAGTTGCAGGCCGCACTTACGACTGCGCTTAGTGAAAACCAGATCGTGCTGCTGAAGGCCGAGGAGTATCTGCTGGCTGCCGGGATCGATCTTCCAACAGGCTCGGCAATTTGGGGTCAGAAGGGTTCGTCTGTCAAACTGGCCGGTGGCACAGATGAACATATGTTCACCCTCGCCAACAGCGCCACTGACATCGAACTCCGGGGTTTCAAGATCGACGGCAACGGAAGCAATCAGACCAACCTCGGCACAGGCATCGAGTTTGGCGAGGGCAATCTTCGCGTAAGTCTTTCGGATTTGCAGATGACCGACTTTTATACGGACGGCATCAACATGGGCGCTGTCGCTACCTCCGCCCAGAATGTCAACATCAGAGATTCCTCCGTCTTCAACGCTGGTCGCCACTGTATCAACATTACCGATCCGAGCAGCCCAAACGCTATTGGAATACTTCTCTCGAGTCTCGTTCTGAAAGAGCCTGGGTGGGCCCCTGGAGTTGCAGACATCACTGGCTGCGTGATTAAAACCTCTGCGCCAATCATTGCAACGAACATCGACATGGAAATTAGCGTGTCCCCATCTCATACTGGTGCAGCGGTAAGTGCTACTGGTGCTGGAGTTCTATTTTCCAACTTCAAGATATACGGAAATACCGGCACATTGCAGGACGGCGTATTGATCTCTGCTACTGACTGTCGTTTCAGCGATGGGTTCATCGACGTGGGCCATGCCACGCCTATTACGATTTCTGGAACCTTCAACGTAATCACTGGTGTTCGTGTCGATTGCGGGAATGTTGCTTCCATTATATCTGGCAACGACAACGAGGTCAGTGGTTGCACGTTCGATCTCGCCTTAAATAACGCGATCAATATCGAGGGAAATGACAACTGGATATCTAATAATAGGTTTATTTCCTGCGATACCAGCGTCAACGTGCAGGCCGGCGCTACGGACAATATCGTCTATCCCAATTCTTACCGTGGTATCTACACGGATACAATCGATGACTCAGGTGATGGAACCGGCCTTGGTCTTAGGGCGTTCCGAGAACTTACGGTAGACCAACCCAACTTTGGTTCGGTTGAGATAGACGTGATAGGGATGACAGCGATCAACTTCCCACTGCCGCCGAATGGTGGTCGGCGCTTCAGAGTCTCCGTGTGGATGGCAATGAATACCAGTTTTACTGCATCGGTAGATTTGATTTTGAATTGGGGGGCAACTGGCACCAAGGCGGATGCCGCTGCCGAGACAGTCGCCTTGGCTAGCACAGGTTCATCTTTCCCCGATTGGCACCGTATGAAAATCTCGAATGTAGTGATTACGCCAACCGCAGGACAGATGATGGGCGTGAGCGTGAACTCTAGTCGCGCTGATTCTGACCTGATAAAAAATGGTCGTAGGCAAAACACCGGCTTTCCAGATCAGGCCCACTCATTTTTGGTCTGCGAATATCTGGACGGATGAGCCACCTAATCCCATTCACTATCGGCGACACTCTGTTCCGCGATATGCGGGGGCCGATGAGTGATGAGGAAACGAGCGATGCCTATCAATCCACGCACCGTATTCGCGAGAGTCTGATGGACGTTTACTACGACGTGACCGGCGTTGACCCTGGCTGCGCGACTCGACGCAACTCTGTCGATGGCAGGGAGTTTGCGAAGCTTCTTGCAGAACAGAAGTACGAAGACTACAAGAAGTACAGGGAAAAGCGCAGGAATGAACGCGAGTCGCTAGAGAACTACACCGACGAACATTTTATGATCGCAGGGTCCGTTGATGGAAAATCGATTGGATCGATCGAAGTTTTTGGGATCAAGCTCACCCCCAGTCCCACGTCAACGCTCCAATACACTGCGTACTGCGGACCTTTTATCGACGATGCTCGCACGGTATCTTTGTTGATGAAGTACATGCTGGAGAACAGTCTCGCTGCGATAGGCGACGACGCGGTATCGCTTCCTACGCAGTTGACAGAGTGGGCCTTCCCGGTCATCGAGAAGAGAAACCGCTGGGACCAGTCGTTTGGGTTCTCTAAAGGCAGCATGGAAGAATTGATGGACTTGGACATTGAGTTTCGGATTGAAGATGGGCAGCGTTTCCCCACCAGGGTTCGTCTCTAGTGCCAACGTCCACCTTCATCGCAGATGACTACACAACGTCATGGATAGCACGCGGATCGGCAATTAGCGGCTTATCCCTCGACACCGTGCTTGAGCTTGGCGACGACTCCAAGAACGGCGGGCCTGACGACCGGCGCTCTATGGTACACGGCTGGGATCTGTTCGACCCCGAAACTGGTTTTTCAATCCCCAAAATATGCACAATCATTTCAGTTAAAATCGATTGGACTGCATCTGCAACACAGAACACATCGATCATCCGAAATCGCGAACACGACATCGCTCTCATCGCATCCGATGGTCACTGGGACCGTAGCATTACAAATGCCTTGTCCGAGCAGGGTGGATCTGGGATTACCTACGGTCCACCCACGTTCAGGAACTCGACCGCACTTCAGTTGAAGAACAGCGCGGCTTCAGAGATT